GGCTCGGTCTGCAAGCCTCCAAGCTGCTGCAAGTCCTCTACCGCGCCAACGGCCGGGTGATCGACAAGGGGCGCCTGGTGGATCTCCTGGGCTCGACGGACGAGTGCGGCCGGACCATCGACCAGCACGTCCATCAGGTCCGCCGCAGCATCGGCCCCGACGCCATCGAGACCATCCGCGGCCTGGGCCTGAGGCTTGGACCGGAGGGCGTGAAAATCATGACCCAGATCGCCGCCTGACTTACGCAGTCCTTACAGAAGCTTGGCAAGATAGCGCAGCCGTTGAGCGCGGCGCTCTCAAGGATCACGCCCATGGCTGACACCAATTTCGACTCCGTCGTCGCCTCGACCTTCACCGGCAACCTGACGGGGAACGTCACGGGGAACGTGACCGGCAATGTCACCGGCACCGTCACCCCGACTGGCTCGGTGTTCGGGACTTCCGCCGTCGTGGCTGCCGCGGGCTCGACCCAGGCCGGCGCCACGCTGATCGGCGCGGTGCTGATGGCCATCGTGACTGTGACCGCCTCCACCGAGGGCGTGAGGCTCCCCAGCGCCGCCACGAACCGCATGGTCTACGTGACCGTCCCCGGCACCGTGGGCGTCAAGGTCTGGCCGTTCAGCGGCGACAAGATCGACGCGGTGGCGACCAATGGCGCCCAGGCGCTCGTCGCCGGCAAGACCAACCTCTACTACGCCAAGAACACGAGCCAGTGGTACAGCATGAAGGGCGCGTAAGCCCCTCGTGAACATGCCGGCCGTACAGTTCGAGATCCATACGCCCGCGTCCGGCGAGACCATCCACGAGCATATCCACCACGCCCTGAGCCTCAACCTCCCCGAGGCTGATGGCGAGCCCCTGAAACACCTGACCATCGTCGCCAGTGGCCCAAGCCGACACTTGGCCCCGCTCACAGGCGACACCCTGGCGGTCAACGGCGCCATCGGGCATTTCCTGGACCAGGGCCAAGCCCCGACCTATTGGGCGGCCTGCGATCCGCAGGAGCTGGTGGCGGATTTCATCCCCGACGATCCGCCGAAGACCACGATCTACCTCGTGGCCTCCAAATGCCACCCGGCGGTGTTCGAGAAGCTCAAGGGCCGCGACGTCCGGCTCTGGCATATCAACGACTACCCGCCGCCCAAACCCCTCAGAAGCGTGCGCTGCGCCTCCACCATAACGCTCGTCACGCAAAGCCTGATGCGCAAGGCCTTCAACTACCGCGCCTTCGACATCTACGGTTGGGACGCCTGTTACGAAGAGACACAATCCGGCATCATCCACCACGCCGGCCAACCCACGCTCACCGAATACCCAGAAGACACCCTCGACCTCTGCGTGGGCGCCGAACAGATTGACGGGGAAATGTCTGGCGGGAGATGGTTCAGGACATCCAGATCATGGGCCGCCGAAGCCCAGGACGCGATCACCCTGCTAAGCCATGCGGACTATCAGGTCACCATTCACGGCGACGGACTGATCAAAGCTATCCGAGCCCTGCATCACGCCACGGCGGAATAGCTCAGCGCCTGGCGATATTCAGGTGGGTCAATCCCGCCCACTGAAGCAGGAAGATGCACAACGCGATCACGCAGATCACGGTGATCACCGTCTTCACAGGCTGAGGGAGCGGAATGTAGGTCGTGACCAGCCACCAGACGAGGCCAAGCACGGCGAGCACGACGATGAGCGAGATCAGGTCCATTGAACCCTAACGCTCAAGGTCGGAAAAGGATTCAGCAGCCGTAATGGCGGGTGAACAGCCGGCGCTCGATGGTCTTGTTGCGAGCCTTGCGGCGCTTCAGGGCGCGCTCGACCAGGCCCCATAGATAGCCGCCACCAATCGCGATGACGACCGCTCCAGCAATGATTTCCATGACCAACCCCCTATCGAAGGTTGAATCCAATCACATCCTGACTCTGGGGTGAATCGGTATTTGTTAAGAAAGGTTAACATCGGTTAAGTTTCTGCACTCACGGGCGAATTTGCGGTATCCACTTACCGTAGCCTTACAGTGAAGCAGTACGATGCGGCATCCGTCCAAAGGACTGACCGCGCGACATGGCAAGGCCCACCAAGTATCTGCCGGAGTTCTGCGAACTCGCGGAGACCACCCTCGCCAAAGGATATTCGGAAGCGGTCCTCGCCGGGGAATGCGGCGTCTGCCTCGACACGATCTCGGAATGGAAGAACGTCCATCCCGAATTTTCCGCATCCATAAAGCTTGGGCGGGCAAAGGGCGCGCGCATCTGGGAAGATCGCCTCGCCCGGCTGGCTGACGAGAACACCGGAAATGCGACTGGCGTCATCTTCGGGCTGAAGAACCGTTTCCCCGAAGCCTGGCGCGACAAGACCGAAACCGAGATCTCCGGATCGCTCGATATGCGCTCGCAGCTCCTGGACATGGAATGAGCGTCGCGGTCCTCGATGATCCGGCGGTAGAAGCCCAACTCCGCAGGCTGCGCGACGACTTCGACTTCTTCGCCCGCAACTGCCTGATGATCCGCACCAAAAGCGGAGAGCTGAAACCCCTCAAGCTCAATCGCGGCCAACGATACCTGCACGAGAAGCTGGAGGCTAAGCGTCTCGCCGGAAAGCCCGTCCGCGCGATCATCGTCAAGGGGCGCCAGATGGGCATCAGCACCTATCTGCAAGCCCGGTTCTACTGGCTGCTGTGGCGATCCCGCAAAGGCGTGGCGCTTCGGGCCTTCATCCTCACCCACGCCGACGACGCGACCCAGAACCTGTTCGGCATGGCCCAGACCTTCCAGGACTACATGCCGGAGGGTTTGAGACCCCCGACCAAGGCCGCGAACGCCAAGGAGCTGATGTTCGCCGACAACCTCTGTGGCTACCAAGTCGCGACGGCCGGCGCACGGGAGGTGGGTAGATCCTCGACCATCCAGCTTCTGCATGGCTCGGAAGTCCCATCGTGGCCCAATGCGGAAAGCCACGTCGTCTCGCTGCTCAACACCGCGCTCGCCAAGGGACCGGGCACAGAGGGCATCCTTGAGGCCACAGCCAAGGGCATCGGCAACGTCTTCCACCGCATGTGCATGGCGGCTGTGCGGGGTGACAGCGAGTACGAGGCCATCTTCATCCCGTGGTTCTGGGATGCTGGCTACGAGACGGCGTGTCCCGAGACCTGGGCGCAAGGCATTTCGTTGGCCTGGCATGAATACGCCGTCGTCCACCAGCTCACCTGGGAACAGCTCTATTGGGCCTATCTCAAGAACCGTGAGTTCGCGACCGCCAAGAGCCTGAGCACCGACGAGCCGTGCCCCGATTTCCGCCAGGAATATCCAGCGACGTTCGAGGAAGCGTTCCAGTCCTCTGGCAACAGCTTCATTCCCGCTTTGAGCGTCGTGAGGGCGCGACAGAAGCGCGCGGGCCAGGACAAGATCGTCGGGCGTGGTCCGGTGATCCTCGGCGTCGACCCCGCACGGTCTGCCGACAATGTGGGCATCATCGACCGCTGCGGGCGGGTCATGGGCGAGCGCATCTGCGAAGCGTGGGCGCCGGATGGCGATACGGTCTATCTCGCCCAGCGCATCGCGAGGGTGATCGACCGCATCAAGCCCGACGCCGTCAACATCGACATGGGCGGCAATGGGGCCGCGCTCTACGACATCCTCGTCCACCAAGGCTACGGCTACTGCCTCAACGCAGTGAACTTCGGCTCCAGTCCCATCGGCAAGGGGCCGACCGGCGACGAGATGTACACCAACCGCCGCGCCGAGATGTACGACCTCCTGCGCGACTGGTTCGAGACGCCGGGTGGCGTGCAAATCCCCGACAGCGACGCGCTGCATACCGATCTGACCGCCGCAGTCTGGGGACCAGGCGCCACGCGCCACAATCCGACGACCAACGAGCTGATCATCGAGCCCAAGGACAAGATCAAGGAGCGCATCGGCGCGTCTCCCGACCTTGGCGATGCCGCGGCCCTGACCTTCGCGGTCCCCTTCGCCCAGAACATGCAAGCCCAGAACCAGCCCCGGCCTCAACGCCGAGTTGGCCGAACAGGATATTGATGGGACGTTCCCTTAACCCTGGAAGACCGAACAAGCGGGGCGCTCCGCTCGAGCGAGCGATGCGCTATGTGCAATATGATACGCAGGGCGGCTGCTGGCTTTGGGACAGCGGCGTCACCAGCAACGGCTATACCGAATATCCCATCTTCACGCTGCGCGTTGGAAGACAGCAGCGTGTCAATCGGTTCATGTATGAGACCTTCAAGGGTGAAATCCCCCCGGGTCTTGTGGTGCGCCACACCTGCGATGTCAGCTTGTGTGTGAATCCCGCACACCTGATTGTTGGCACCCACAAAGAGAACGCCGCTGATCGCGAAGCGCGCGGTCGATCAGGTTGGCTCACCAAACCTATCCAGCATCGCACTCTGACCTGTGAAGGCTGCGAACGAGAGTTCGAGGCTGTTCGCTCTCGTTACTGCTCCAGCGCGTGTCGTTGTCGGGCCTGGGCGATCAACAAACGAATGATGGAGGCCGCATAATGGCCCGCGCAGGCTTCACGACCGTTCAACGCGTCCCCGTTCCCGAGCCGATGGCCCACATCGACACGTCCGACCAGGGCGCTCCCGAACAGGACGACGAACACCTCGGCTCGCTGATCAAGCTGCATCAGTACGCGGCCGAGAACGGCGACATCTCCGAGATGCTGGACGATGGGGTTCTGACCCGTCTCGGGGTCGACGCCGTGCGCGAGTTCAACATGGACGCAGGCACGCGCCAGGATTGGCTTGAGCACGCCAAGAAGTACCTCGACCTCGCCGCCCAGGAATCCGACACCGACGAGGACAAGCGTGAGCCCATCTGGGAAAACGCCGCGGACATCAACTATCCGATCCTGTCGACGGCGGCTGACCAGTTCCTCGCCCGCGCCAGCCCAGAGCTGATCAAGGGCGACAAGGTGGTGGGCGTGAAGGTGTTCTCGCCGCCTGCCCAGAAGCCCGACCCCATCGAAGCCGCCAAGGCGGCCCCGCAGCCGCAGAACGATGAGGAAGCCGCTCAAGCCACGCAAGCCATCCAGGCTGCGCAGCAGCAGGCGCAACAGGTCCAGGCGATGGCCGACGCGCGCAACGCCCGGGCCGAGCGCATCAAGCACTACCTCAACTGGCTGATCTTCTACCAGATGGACGATTGGGAGGGCGACACCGACCTTCTGATCCTCCAGACCTCCATCATCGGCAAGGGCTTCAAGAAGGTCTACATGGCCGAGGATGGGCTGAAGTCCGAGTTCCTGTCCTCCACCTGCCTGACGGTCGCCAACACCACCAAATCCATCTTCACCTGCCCGCGCATCACCCACGAGTTCGAGGCCTATCCCTACGAGATCGAGGAGAAGCGCCGGGCGGGGATCTACCGCGACATCGAACTCCCCAACGTCTCCAGCGACCCGCAGACGCCGCGCAAGTTCATCGAGCAATACCGGCTGGATGACCTGGACGGGGATGGGCTGGCGGAGCCCTACATCGTCACGGTGGACGTCGACACGCAGCACACCATGCGCGTCGAGCCCGGCTATACGGCGGACGACATCATCGTCAACGAACAAACGGGACGCGTCATGCGGATCAACCGCTGGCTCCCGTTCCCCGAGTTCACCTTCC